CCATAAAACCTTTATCACGTTCCATTGTTGGATGAGGGCAAAAAGTGCAAGCAAAGTTGCAATGGTTAGTTGATTCAAGTCTTAAAAGAACATCCTCAAAAGATTTTAAGATTCCATCAGTCGAATTACGTTTTTCATTCCAATTAGGTGGAAATTTGGCATCAACTTGTTCATAATCAAAAGACGCTCTGCGTTTAACCGCTGATTCGTGAATAAAAACTGAATTTAATCCCAACCTAATCGTCTCCTACGTTTAATGTCCCATTTTCCCTCAGAAAAATCTCTACTTTGTCTTTTTTGAGAAAAATATTGTTCATTTGCTGAAAAACTTAAATCGTTTTCTCTTTGAAATCCTGATTTAAGTGTAGATGAGTTGTCGTGAGCAACAGGAATGAAAGAACGTTCTATTCTGCAACCATTAAATTCTGCTCTGCGTTCATAATCTGTATCCTCAAAATAAGCTGGAACAAAAGATTCATCAAATAACCCAACTTTTTCAACAATTTTTGAGCCGATACTAAAAGCACACCATTCTGGGCTTCCATTTGAAAGCAATAAAGTGTCAGGATTTGATTGTTCAGCAAAAAGTTTTAGCGAATCGCCACCCCATTCGATATCAAAGTTAGCAATCAACCAGTAATCGCTGTTTGGGAGTGATTTGATTCCAAGATTCCAAGAAACAGGGACACCAAGATTGCTTGGGAACTTCAAATGCCAAATCTTTGATACCCATTGATTCCAAGTAGGTGACCAATCTGACTGTTTTGCCCCATTATCAATAATGATTAAATCCTTAACTGCATAGTTAATTGACTCAATCATTCTGTCTAAGAGGTCATATCTTGTTAAAACAGGGACAATCATTGCTGGTATCAAGTTATGTGTCTCCAATCATTAACTTCGCTAATTTTGCCCTTTTAGGCCGTTTTAGGCCTATCAGAAGCCACTCTTGCAAATATGCTGTCTAAAGTAGGTTTCCATTGAGTTTCAAACACAAAATCAGCATCATATTGCTTAGCAAATTCGATAGCCTTTTCTGAAACCCCACGACCTCTGTTATACGACTGAACTAAAGCATCAACTATTTCTGGAACAGATGGAATATGAAACCAAGACTTCTGCGGCGCATCCCAATAAGGCTGACCACCAATTTTCCAACCATCACCACAAAGTTCAGTAGAAGCAGCAAAATTAGAAACAATAACAGGAACACCACACGCTTGCGCTTCAACAGTTGGAATACCAAATCCTTCTCCCATAGAAGTTGCAAGTAAAACATCCATACCTGAATAAATTGCAGCCATAATTTCTTGACTAATACCAGAACGCAACAAATAAGGATCAGGGAAAATAACTTTCTCAGGTGCAATACCACAAGACAAAATCAAATCCATCAACCTGATACCACCAAGAGAACCAGAAGCATCAGAATGTATATACAAAACAGCATCATCATATTTTTTAGCAAACATAGAAAACGCTAAAAGATTTTCACCGAACGCTTTACGAACAGGTGACACACCTTTATTAGCAGCATTCATACCAACAACAAATTTATCCTCACCAATTCTCATAAACTCTCTACCAGTCATTGAATCACCATCAGCAGTTTTGAAAGTCTTAGTTGGTTTGAAAACTTTTTCAATAGCGTGAGGAACATACCAAGATTTAATTCCAACATTCTCTAACATATCTTTCCCAAATTTGCTCATAGCAATTGGGTAAACAAAATCTTGACGACACCACGCAGCAACTTCAGGTGGTGCAGGAACGTGGTCAATTGGAGTCCAAGAAGCAATAGGAAATTCACGCCACTTCTCGCCCTTAAAAACCCAAACATCAAAAAGAGTAATAATTAAATTTTCTGCTTCTCTATCACGAATAAACCAGTCGTGTGCGTGCGCTGGAATAACATCATTAGACCAAGTTTCTAAACCTCTTGGATAAATAGGAATATCACCATAAGGTGTAGCCCAAGTTGTGCCAGATGCTTCTAAACCATAATTAGCCATTGATGCGACAGCATTTTCTTTTGCAAGACGTGGAAGCATTTGTGCTGTTTGTTGGCCATAACCTGTGTTAGCCCACGGGGCGTTTGAAACCCAAAGAATACGTCTTGGGTGTTGTACAACATTTTGTACAAGATTTTTATTTTGTTTCGCTAATGCTCGTCTTTGTTCACGATTCACGCAGGTTCTCTTTCTATACGCAGGGTGTCTACCACCTTATTACAGATGGTAGACGAGTTGTGTCTGGGACACGGCCTGCGCTCCGTATCCCAGAACTTTTTTCAAATCAGACTCGGATTAGGAGTTGCTTGATTTGAAGTATTTAACGTGACTTGTCTGAATCAAGTTTCCATCAACGCGGAAGGTCGCGCGGAAGGTCACAAGATCGCTAGAGAAGGCGAAATCATCGCTTCTATCGAGACGTAAGCCACCAACTTGACGAACATAGTAACTTGGCAAGTGACCAAAAATTACTGGTTTAACTGCTGATGCAGCAGTAGCCATTGCTGGGTTTTCGAAAATTGGATAACCAAGTAACAAATCTCTTTGATCTGCACTTAGTGATGGTGTGAACAAGTATTGTCCTGAACCATCTTTTAATTTACGAACGTTAGCAATAGAGGTTGCGTTCATTTGGAATCCACTTCCAGGTAAACGGCGACCTGCTGTATCAATGCTGTAAACAAGGTCAATCAAGTTATCAGCAGTTGGGTTTAGAGAAGTTCCAGTTACTGCTGAACCTGCACGGCTAACAAGTCCGTTTGGTTCAACTGTTCCTGTACCTGTTGTCAAAGCAGCGTTTACTGCGTAACCCATTGCGTTACCAGTTTGTTCTGCTAAGAAACCAAGAATATCTACACCTGCATCCTCAATCAATTCGCGTGAAACTTGGGTCAAGAATGAATACTTGAAAGCACCAAGAGTTACGAATGAGTTGAATACTGGGTCAGATTCGCCAATTGCGTTTACTTCTGAAGTAACTGTTCCAGTTGAATATGCAGAAAGAGAAGGAATTTGTAAATTCTCTCCACCTGCTGTGTTCAAGATGGTTGAAGTTTCTAGCATTGGACCAACAGTTCTTGCCAACATAATTACTCTGTCGTAGAAAGAAGTTGGAACTGGTGAACCTGTAGAACCTTTAGTTACATCTCTACGTTCGAAATCGTATGAACGGATTTCACCACGAGCTAAAGCTCTGATTGCATCAGCGTCATTCTTTTCGTTGCGTACTTCAGCAACTGGGCGTGCTTGGTTTTCTAAACCTTTCATTGCTTCAGCAGCACGCACTTCGCGTTCAGCATCAGCTTTTAAGGTTTCGATTACTTTTGCGCGAGAATCTAGGTCAGCAGAAATAGTTTCGTATTTTGCTTGTTCCTCTGCAGTAAGATCGCGCTTTTCTGCAGCAGCAGCATCCAATAATGCTTTGGCTTCGTGCCAAGCCTTTTGGCGTGCTTCGTGTTGTTGTTTAATGTATTCCACGAATACTCCTTGTAGGATTAGATTTGAAATTGAATAACCTGCGAGGCTCACTCGACAGTAAATATGGTGGTGGCATCCACGCAACCACCATAAGTCTAACAAATAATTTTGATACTTAAATTAAAATATCCTGGGCGTTCCGTTATCGGTAGAGGCCCAGGACTTAGATTCTTAGTTTATCTTGTTTCTTTGATTTCTTGAACTCTGGTCTCTTTAACAGGTTCAAACTTTTTAGTTTCAGGTTTATCAATATTGATAACTGCTTCAGCCATAGCATCAGCCATCTCAGCAATAATTCCTGATTCTGGATTACCAGCAACTTTCAATATTGCTGCCTTAACTTTTGCCTTATCCATTCTTATATCGCTTTCATTAGAAGGTCTAATTGTTTACGTTTAATTTCTAAAAGTTCAGCAGTAGAAGGTTGATTCTCTTTCAACTTAGCAACAACCTCAGACAATAAATCTGCTTGTTGTGCAGGTAAAGATTCACCATTCTCAAGTTTCAACATAGCATCAGCCAAAGCATCAGCATCAACATTAGTTCTGTTAGCCAAAACATCTAAAGAACGCACACTTGCTGTAGTTGCTTCATATGCTGGGAAACCAGTAACAATAGAAACTTCGTGTAAACGAATTTCTCTTAATTCTCTAGTTGCACCATCATTTGACCAAGAATCTCCACCATTAGGTACAGAGAAACCAAAAGACATTGCGTGAACATCTCCACGTTTCATAAGAACTGCTAAATCACGGCCAGCAGTTGTATCAGGCAATACTGCTTCAGCCAATAAACCAGTTGAATCTTCAGTAAGTCTTAAAGTTTTAGAACGAGTAGAAGCCAAAACTTCATCCATATTGTGGTTCTTGAAAAGTTTAACTTCGTTACGTGATTTCAAAGAACGTCTGAAAGCACCAGGAATAATTCTTTCAATGAAAGGTAGTGGTTCAGAGTTGCTATTGAATACTGCTGCGTAACCTGTGAAACGCATACCATCTGATTCTGCGTTTTCAATTCTTAATTCAAAATCAACATCTTTTTTAACACGGCGTTCAACTTTAGTAGTCATATTTTCCTTTGTTTCTTTATTTGATTTTACATTGACACTTGACCAACGTGATTTTTGTTCCTCAGCATCTAAACGATTTATTACACCTTGAGCGTAGTCAAGAGTTCTTTGCGCAGCACGTTTACTTGGACCACTACCCCAAAGTAAATGAGCAACAAGTCCTGCGCCTGGATAACCAGAATCATTAGGGTCATTATTTTGTGGTGCATCTAAATCAACAAGATGGCGAGCAATCCACGGAGCAATCCTTCTCCACTTATCCTCAGAAACACGACCATCAACCATATCTCTAGCTTCTTGTTTTGTTTTATCGGTTAAACCATCTCCACCAAAACCTTGACGATTAAGTTCTAAACCTCTACGCGCAGCAGCACGCATATATGCAGGTGGAGTTAAATTAATTTGACGAATATCATCAGAATCGTCATCCATTTCATCCTCATCTTGTTCCTCTGCATAAGGTAAAGGATTTA